GCGCGGCTGGTGGCGATGAGCAGGGATGGCTTCATGCTCTTATCTCCGAGCGATGCCGCGAACCGGGGCCGGCGCCATGAAGCTGGACTTCGCGACCGGCTCGAACTCGAGCGGCGGGATCAGGTCCGGCGAACTCGACAACAGAAGACGTTCTTCACCGTTGTTGCGCAGCACGACGACGGACAGTTCTTCTTGACGCCTCTTGGCGTCTTCCATGATGCTGTCCATATTGGCGCGGCGCTCGTCTGCGCGCTGTTCAGCGCGGTCGAGGATTCTGTCTACATAGTTAAAAAGGCGGGTCATCTGACTGGCTCCGACTGGGCTGCGGGAATGCAGCGGATGTAGAGACTTTAGTTGTCTTGCCTCAATGAGTCAAGCGGGTTCAAGAAATATTTTTAAGGGGACTTGCCAATTCGTGCGCGAAGCACTACAGTCCGCTTCATGAAGACAGAAACCGCCATCAACCTAGCGGGCAGCGCGACCAAGCTCGCGGCCCTGCTGGGCATCACGCCATCGGCTGTGAGTCAGTGGGAAGAAACCGTTCCCGAGCCACGCTACTGGCAGCTTCGCATCCTTCGGCCCAAATGGTTCACCAAGGCAGGGGAGGCAATCGGAGAAGTTCCAGCCCCTTTTGCGAGCGTAGACGGGGCGAGCGGCGTCAAGGCGACCGCCGTCGTGCCAGCGTCTAGGAGAGACTGAGCGCATGTCCGGCGACTGGATAAAAATGCGCGCCGAACTCCATACGCATCCGAAAGTTGTCCGCATCGCGTCCGCATTGAATGCGGACAGATTGCGGATAATTGGCGGACTACATGCGGTCTGGTGTCTGTTCGATGTCCACTCTGAAGACGGAAAGTTGTCCGGATATACGCCGCAAGCGGTCAATGAGTTGATTGGATTTCAGGGTTTTGCAGAAGCAATGTGCGGTGTCAAATGGCTCCTATGTGAGCATGATGGCCTGTCTCTTCCTGAGTTCGATGAGCACAACGGACAGAGTGCAAAACGCCGTGCCACCGAGGCAAAACGCAAGCGGATTGGCCGCGAAGGCGATGCAAAAAGAGATGCGCGCAATCCGTCCGCATCGGATGCGGACAAAAAGCGGACTAGAGAAGAGAAGAGAAGAGAAGATAAAGAAACCCCCCAAACCCCCAAGGGTTCGGTTTCTGATCCTGATGGCTTTCTGGCTTTCTGGGCTGCATGGCCCAAGAGCACGCGCAAGGGCGGTCGAGAGAAGTGCTTGGCGGTCTGGCGTGAAAAACGCTTCGAGCCGGATGCTAGCGTCATCGTGGCGCACGTTGCGGCGATGGCGGCAACAACGGATTGGACGAAGGATGACCGCCAATACGTCCCGGCACCAGTCGTCTACCTGCGCAGCTTGGCATGGACGGGCGCCGAGCTCGATCAACCGCAGTCCTCATTCGTGGGAGCAATCTGATGCGCGGACACGAACCGCTAATCGCGATGCGCAAAGCGGGCTTCGTGCCGGACTGGATTTTCATCGACATGGATGAGGACGCGCTCGAATCCTGGCGCGACTGGCCGACGATGAACAACCGCCGAGCATCGATCCTGATCGAGCCGAAAGATCGCCATTTCGACTTCCGCTTTGCGATTGGCCTGCCGTGCTACGTTGCTGGTGAGGATATGGTGCGCGTCCATGCCGTGCGAGATGCGCTGATCGAAGCCAAGGCTGCGCGGGTCATCGCCTCGGTTCTCCGGCGCGTCGGGGAGGGTGAGTTCACTGCCTTCAAGCTGGTGGAAACTACCGATACCGCGAATATTTTTACCCCGATGCCGGAGGACATTGATGGCTGAGTATTTGAACCCGGACATGATCGACTTCGAGGCCTACGAGCAGGAGACGGACGCGCAGCAGAAGGTGCGACCGGCCGGCGACTACGTGCAGGAGTTGATCGATGATCTTGGGGTATCGCGCAACGAAAACCATTCCTACCTGCCGTGGGAGAAGACTCACGGCCTGTTCCAGTTCCGCCCGGGCGAGGTCACGCTTTGGTTCGGTGTGAACGGCCACGGCAAGAGCCTTGTAACGGGCCAGACGGGCCTAAGCCTCTGCACGCAGGATGAACGCGTCTGCATTGCCAGCTTCGAGATGAAGCCGCGCAAGACACTGGAGCGTATGGCGCGCCAATTCAGCAGCCAAGCCGCACCTACACCCGCCGACGTGGCTGACGAATCGATACTCGCGGCATTCCGGGACACTTACGAGCAGTTTCGGGACTGGACGAACCGGCGACTATGGCTTTACGACCAACAAGGCACGATCAAGGCCAAGCAGATTCTCGCGGTCATGAGGTATTGCGCCAAGGAACTAAGAATCAATCATTTCTTTCTGGATAATCTCGGGAAGTGCGTGCTCAACGAGGACGATTACAACGGACAGAAGTATCTAATCGATGAAGCGACTTCAATTGCCCGGGATTACGGCATGCATATTCACATCGTTCACCATAGTAAGAAACTCGCGAGCGAAGAAGCGCAGCCCGACAAGATGGATTCAAAGGGCTCCGGCGCGATAACCGATCAGGTCGACAATGTGCTGATCGTGTGGCGGAACAAGAAGAAGGAACGAGACGGGCAAGCCGGCAAGATGGTGAGCGCAACCGAGCCGGACGCATTGCTGATCTGCGACAAGCAGCGCAATGGCGAATGGGAGGGGCGATTCACCCTCTGGTATGAGAAGGATTCTCAGCAGTTTGTCGCGGCGGCTGGCGCTGCTCCGTTGAACTTCTATTCCGGCTTCCCACATCGGACGGGGTTTTGATGAAACAAGGACCGCAAGTCGAGAGGTATGCCGCGATGGTAGATTTCCTCGTCAAGGCGCCAAGGACCACCGAAGAAGTCTGCCAGGAGCTCGGGCTGATCGAGCAATCTGCCAGGCGTTGGCTGAAGGCTCTGTATCGGCTCGGGCGGCTGAAGAAGGGCGAGGCGCCGCGCGTTGCCTCCGGGCCTGGAAAGGCGCCTACGCTGTGGATTTGGCAAGCATGAGCATTACCCTTCGCAAGAGGCTTGCGAACGCGCAGCAGGGCCATACGGCACTTACAGAGGCATATCAGGCGATCAAGCCATATCTGCTGGCCGGATATGCATTCGATCTGAGCATCAAACCGGAGACGCGCAGCACGGCGCAGAATCGACGCCTGTGGGCTCTTCTGAGAGATGTTTCCCAGCAGGCGATCTGGCACGGCGAGCATCTTGCCGCCGAGGATTGGAAGCACGTATTCTCAGCGGCGCTCAAGAAGACGCGGGTTTGTCCAGGGATCGATGGAGGTTTCGTGGTCCTCGGCCAATCGACATCGCAAATGACCAGAGCCGAGATGAGCGAAATGCAGGAACTGATCGAAGCGTTCGGCGCCGAGCATGGCGTGAAGTTCAGAGCACCGGAATACGAGGACATCGAATGACGACCCTAGGCTTCCAATTTAGCCGCTGCGTGGGCCAGAGCCTGACGCAGGATCGCGGTGGTGTGAAGATTGCCGAACTCCATCCGCAATGCAACGAGTGCCGGCGCCGCGAACCTGGGCATCCCGAACGACAAGCCTACGTCGTACCTATTCTCGACGTGCTGACGGGCCAGTGCGACAACCGGATCGGGCCGAAGCTGTGAAAGTCATCGTTCCGATTCGGATTGAATCGACGCCGAATCTGCGGGAATCGTGGCGTGCGCGCTCGAAGCGGGCCGGCAAGCACAAGCACGATACGTACTTCGCGCTGAAGGCGGCTCGGGCGTCGTATCTGCTTCCCTGCGTGGTTACGATGACCCGGATCGCGCCGAGAACGCTGGACGGCGACAACAACGTTGCTGGACTCAAGAACGCCAGAGATGGCGTCGCGCTCTGGTTGAACGTCGATGATGCGGACCCGAGAATCGAATGGGCCTACGGGCAACGGCGCGGCCAGCCGAAGGAATATGCATTGGAAATCGAGATCAATCCGCAATGACTTGGAAGAAACCTCCAGCGCGAAGCAAGCAATATGAGGGATCCAATCCTTCGAAAGCCCGGGTCGCCAGCGTCAGAATAGTGGAAACTCGCGAAGTACTCGTCATGCCGATCGAGAAGGAATCCCCGGTTCGGAGTGAGTCATATCGGAGATTCGTCGCTTCGCAACCATGTTTCGGCTGCGGTATTGAAGGACAGAGCCAAGCGGCTCACCCGAATATGTCGAAAGGACTCGGAATGAAAATGAGCGATCTTCTTTGCTTCCCGTTATGTGCGCCGCACTACGGCAAGCCTGGATGCCATCAGGAACATGATCTGCGGATGGGCTTGGGCCGGCACGAAAGCCGGGAGATCGAA